CCCTGATCTTCAGCGCCGCGGCCAACCTGAACGCTGTCGCATCGATCATCACCACCGCCCTGGCCGGTGCCACCTGCGTCTGGAATTCCAACTTCTCACGCTTCGAAATCACCAGCCCCACCACTGGCGCGACGTCTACCCTGACCTACGCGAGCGCCACCGGTACCGGCACTGATGTTTCTGAGCTTCTGGGCCTGGTAACTGGCGTGGCATCGGCACCGGTCAACGGCATTGTTGCCGAGACCCTGCTGGCGTGCGTAACCGCGCTGGCCAGTCAGTCGGCCAACTGGTACGGCCTGCTGGTCGCGGATGCAACGCCGACCGATGCCGACCTTCTTGGCGTGTCCGCCTTCATTGAAGGGGCTTCACCATCACGTATCTTCGGCATCACCACGCAGAACCCGCTGGCTCTGGACAGCACTAGCGCCGCCGATATCGCCTCCAAGCTCAAGGCAGCGCTGTACAAGCGCACCTTCTGCCAGTACTCCAGCTCAAGCGCCTACGCTGCCGCATCGATCTTCGGGCGCGCCTTCACGGTGAACTTCCAGGGCAACAACACCACCATCACCCTGAAGTTCAAGCAAGAGCCAGGCGTAACTGCCGAGGGCCTGAACACCTCGCAGGCTGCCGCGCTGAAGGCGAAAAACTGCAACGTCTTCGTCAAGTACGACAACGACACCGCCATCATCCAGGAAGGCGTGATGTCGAACGGGTACTTCTTCGACGAAGTGCACGGCCTGGACTGGCTGCAGAACGACGTCCAGACCGCCGCCTACAACCTGCTCTACACCAGCCCCACCAAGATTCCGCAGACCGACGCTGGCATCAACCGGATCGTCACCACGGTCAACGAGCGGCTGGAACAGGCGGTAACCAACGGCCTCGTCGCGCCAGGGCAATGGAATGGGCCGGCATTCGGTGCGCTGACCTCCGGGCAATACCTGTCGACCGGCTACTACTCGTACGCTCCGCCTGTTGCCTCCCAGTCCCAGGCGGACCGCGAAGCGCGCAAGGCCCCAGTCATCCAGTCGGCAATCAAGCTGGCCGGTGCCGTCCACTTCGTCGACGTCATCATCAACGTCAACCGCTGATCGGAGCTGATCACCTATGGCAACCTATTCGTTTCTCGATGTAAACGCCACGCTGGTGGGCGCCGGCGCGGTAATCGACCTCGGGTCCGGCTCCGCGAACGCCGAAGAGGGTATTTCGATTGTCGCGGCCAACGACAAGAACACCATGACCATCGGCGCGGACGGCGAGGGCATGCACTCGCTGCACGCCGACAAGTCCGGCCAGGTCACGGTTCGTCTGCTCAAGACCTCCCCTAAGAACGCCCAGCTGATGGCGCTCTATGACGCTCAGTCGTTCAGCTCGTCGCTCTGGGGCCAGAACATCATCACCATCACCAACTCGTCGAGTGGCGACACCACGGTGGCCCGGTCCTGCGCCTTCAAGAAGCGCCCGGACCTGAACTACCGGAAAGACGGCGATATCGTCGAATGGGTATTCGACTCCGTGAAAATTGACGGAATCTTGGGGACTTACTGATGACCGAGTTCGAGATCAACGGAATCACCTACCGCATCGGCAAGATGGCCGTGTTCCAGCAATTTCACCTGGAGCGCAAAGTCGCGCCACTGATCCCTAAACTGGTGCCGGTGTTCCTCAAGCTGCAGTCCGCCGTAAAGCCGCCAGCCGAAGGCGATCAGGAATCCCCGGAGGAGGCGCAGCCAAACCCGCTGACCGGCGACTTGGCCGCCACCGTGGACATGCTGTCGCCGTTCATGGATGCGATTGCCGGCATGGATGATGCCCAGGCCGAATTCATCCTCGGCACGTCCCTATCCGTGGTCAGCCGCAAGCAGGGTGAAGTGTGGTCGCCGGTTTGGAGCTCGCGCGGCAACGTCGCCATGTTCGACGACATCGACATGAACGACATGCTCAAGATTACCTACCGCGTGATCCTGGAGGCGCTCGGCCCTTTTATCAAAGGGATGCTTACCGGCCCGAAAGCTCCCACGAAGGCGTAACGGTCGAGCTGGCAACGCTGCCAAGCGGCGAAGACTGGCTTCTGCTCCCTGTGATGGAGGGCATGTGCCGGTATGAGTCGCTGATCGACGGAACCCTTGACCTGGCCGACATCGCCAAGATGAACGACGCGCTGCTGGTGCGCGCTGAAAACAAAGAGCGCGTGCGCCTCGCTGCGGAGAGAAAGTAATGGCCGATCAGGATGTCATGAAGGAGTTCCTCGTTTCCCTTGGTTTCAAGGTGGACAAACAGGGCATGAAGTCCTTCACCGATGGCGTGGACGGCGCCACCAAGGCGGTGAAGAACCTGGTGACCGTCATCACCGGGGCTTCTCTGGCGGTGGCGGCCGGGGTTTCTGCATTCGCCTCGAACCTTGAAGGCCTGTATTTCGCCTCGCAACGGGTAGGTGCCTCGGCCACCAGCATCAAGTCGGCTGAATATGCGGCTCGCGACCTTGGCGCATCCGCGTCTGAAGCCCGTGGGTCGCTGGAGTCCATGGCGCGCTTCCTGCGCGAGAATCCGGGCGGCGAGAGCTTCCTGAAAGGCATCGGCGTGCAGACGCGGGATGCCAACGGCGAACTGCGTGACACCGCCGACCTGATGGTGGGTCTGGGCAATCGCCTGCGCAGTATGCCGTGGTACCAGGCCAAGCAGTATGCCGGGATCCTGGGCATTGACGACAACACACTGCGGGCAACCGTCAGCGGTGAGTTCGGCAGGAAGCTGGAGGAAAACCGCAAGCGCTTGGCGGGCAGTGGGCTGGACCAGGCCACCAAGGATGCCCATGTGTTCATGGAGCAGCTGCGGGGCGTGGGGCTGCAGTTCGAATCGCTATCCATACAGGTGCAGGCCGCGCTCATGCACCGGCTCGGCCCAGAGTTGGAGAAGTTTTCCTCCTGGTTCGAGAAGAACGGTCCGATGATCGCTGATCGCATCGTCGACGTGACAGAGAAGGTCATTCAGTTCGGCCGGGAATCCGAGCCATACCTGAGAGCCATCTACCAGTTCTTCGTGGATCTGGACCGGGCCACCGATGGATGGAGTACCAAAATCATTGTCCTGCTCGGGCTGATGCGGGTGCTGGGGATGACTTCTGTCGTCACTGGCGTGCTTAACCTGGCCGCGGCATTCCTCAAGCTTGGCGCAGGGATTGGCTCGGCGGCATCTGCTGCTGCAGCGCCGGCACTGACCTCCCTGCTTGGCGTGACGGCAGCCGGCGCTGGCGCATTGCTCTATTCCTCATCTCTGAATGAAGGTGAAGACGAGGCGGTGCGGGCGCGCCGCAACGCGGAAGATGATGCTGCTGGCGATCTGCGCGGCGGTTCTGACATGGCTGCTCGTGTGTCTCGGTTCTTCGAGGCGCTCGGCTGGAGCAGTGACCAGGCCGCTGGCATTGCTGCCAACCTCTCGGCAGAGTCGAGCTTCGACCCCAATGCCGTTGGCGATGGCGGCAAGGCGTATGGCGTTGCTCAGTGGCATCCCGACCGACAGGAAGAGTTCCGCAAGTGGGCTGGCAAGGATATCCGCCAATCAACGCTGGAAGACCAGCTGCGCTTCGTTCATCACGAACTGACGCAAGGTAACGAGAAAAGGGCCGGGGATCTCCTGCGCCTGGCTGAGTCCTCTGGGCAGGCGGGCGGCATTGTCTCGCGCTACTACGAGCGCCCGGCTGACAAGGAAGGCGAGGCCGCCAAGCGTGCTGCGGCAGCAGAACGCATCGCAGCGAATGCGCAGAGGCCTATCTCCGTAGTGATGAATGCCGAAGAGCAAGCTGACTTTGATCACGAGCGCATGGCGGCCGAGGCGGAAGACCGGGCGCAATTGCTTGCGCGGGCCGCGCAGAACGCAGGCGCTGCGACAACTGTCGTTCCGCGTTACTACGGAAGCCCGGCCCGAGCTGATGCCCCATCAAGCGGCCAGGCTGGGGCTCAGCTGTCGCAAAGCAACACCATCAACGTCTATGGCGCGACTGATCCGAATGCCACAGCCAGCGCGGTCAGCGGTGCACAGAAGCAGGTGAACCAGGATCTCATGCGAAACCTCAGCAGCCCGGTGAATTGACATGCCCAACTTTGCAGGATTCATCACGATCGATGCGAAACGCTCGATCGACAGCATCGTTGCGCATGTCACCCTCGAGGAGGTCGGTACCGACGAACTGCAGATCACCGACCATCCGGTCGAGCAGGGCGCCGAGATCACCGACCACGCCTACAAGAAGAACCCCGAGGTGGTGATTCGGTGCGGCTGGAGTAATGCCAGCCTCGCCGGCGTGATCGACAGCGCGAAGGGCCTTTTCTCTGCCCTCACCGGCGGCGATGCGTTCGGATCGGACTATGTTTCCGGAATCTACAACCAGCTTCTGGCCCTGCAGCAGTCGCGGCAGCCGTTCGACGTTTCCACTGGCAAGCGCATCTACCCCAACATGCTGATGCGCAGCCTGACCCAGACCACCGACCCAGCCAGCGAGTACACGCTGATGGTCACGGCGGTGTTCCGTCAGGTGCTGATCGTCAACACTGCGGCCACCACGCTGCCGCCGCGCGGCGACCAGGCATCACCGGCAGACACCGCAGAGACGCAAAGCATGGGTGATAAGCAGGTGGCACAGTCTTTCCCGGCTCCGGGCGGATGGCTGCCGCCGGATGGTGGAGGAGCGTAGATGGCCAACTTCGAAATACCACTCACGCCCAGCCCACAGCGCTTCAGCATCACGTTGTCAGGGGTTCAGTACCGCCTGACCGTGGTCTGGAGAAACGCCGAGCAAGGTGGGTGGGTGCTGGATATCGCGGATGCGAACGGCAACCCGATCATCCAGGGTATTCCCCTGGTGACCGGTGCCAACCTGCTTGAGCAGTACGAATACCTGGGCCTTGGCGGGGTTCTCTGGTGCCAGACCACGGACAACCCAGATGCGGTGCCGACCTTCGACAATCTCGGGGTCGGCTCGCATCTCTACTGGTGGGTCAGTACTTGAACTTGAAAGAACTGTTGCTTTTCTTGGCCTCTGCTTCTTGTTGCAGGCAGCCATCAAGGATCATGTAGGAGCCACCTACCTGAGTAAGTGCGACAGTAGTGCAGTGCTTCTGCGTAGCGTCAGGGATATCTGCCCACACCCGTTTTACAGCGTCATAGCTGTCTTGCTCAGATTCGAGGCAGCCACTCTTGATCAGCTCGGAAGGCGCACCTGTAACAGAGCCTACTCGATCACAATGTGTTTCTGGGTCGAATCTAGGCGGTACGGTGCTTGC